TTCCAAAACACCAATAAATTGAGTGTGAATGATCACCAGTCTCGTGAGAGACCCTCAACTGCCGAGTGGTGCAACAAAACGAGTTCGTTGCTGAGCAAAACTTGCTCACAGAGGTCTTCAAGATCACACAACCCGATGTCGTAAGCTTCCATCAACCAGTCCCGAAAAATGTCATCACTGATGACAACCGGCTCACTGACGATGCTATCGACTACATTATCAAGATTAACGTCTGAGGTGCGCGCCGACCAAGTGAGGTCGTCTAAACGCAAATTGCTAGCATCTTCTTCTTCATAACGCTGTAAGAAGAAGTCACGCATGAAAGGGACGTGGCGAAACTCATATGCATATGAAAGTGCCTTGCCAGCCATGTACTGGCTGCTCGACACCGCATCGCAATAGATACCGCGGGCATTGAATCGGGCGATGGCCTTACCGATAAGCGGGACCATACACGGAGTTTCACAAGCGGTAATGAGACGCTTGGAAAGGAAAGTAGCTTCACAGTTGAGCTTTGGGGCCTTGGCCTTGAGCTTCATTTTGAATTTTGCAACTGTGGCCGTCCAAATAGCGCAGCAAATTGGACGGTCAATGGATGCCAGGAGGTCGTCACCGAGGACCACCGCCCGTCCGCGTATGCCCTGGCGGGTACACGAAACTGAAAACATGATGGCGTTATACCATGTGTTGCGGGGGGTGGTGCTGGTGGTGCCAGTGGGGAGCTGGCTGTGGATGGTGGCGCGCAACCCGTAAGCGCGTGACTGTACGGTGAAGGTTTCCAAAGAAACCAACAAAGTGCGGAACCATTGGGGCATCCTCGCCTTGGCGAGAAAAGCGTCGTACAACAAATGGACACGTGAGCGTTGCTCGCGGTCGTTAGCGCTGTAGTCGCCTTCAGCCGTCTCGTGTAAAGACGGGTCATGGGTCAAGTGGGACGCGAGCGTGGTGTCGCTCTTTTTGTAGGCGGTCATGTAATTGACCGGGCCAACGTCACCATTGCCGAAGATCTTCTCCATGCGTTCCATGCAAACCATGGAAGCGGGGCCGGTTATAGTGTTGAAAACGTCGTTTCCAGCATAAATAACACGCGGCGCGAAAGTGGGATCATTGCGCTTAAGCAAGATCTCCTGTTTTACACTTAAGTCTTTCGTCCCGATATATGAAGGAGTAGCATACGGGATAGTATCAAAAGCATCCGTCATGCGGAGCTGCTTGTGATGGTCGAATTTGGACGCCCAACGCGCCCGATCCGACTCATTCTCATCCCATTCATCTTCGAAGATGTCGGGTATGGCTTGGATCAAAGCCAGAGATTCTGCGAACACGTCATCGTCGATGTCATCATCGGCTTTGAAATTGCAGCGCTTGTTAAAAGCGGCCATGAACGACTCGTAGTCGTTACCAGTGGCGACAGGTACCTGTGCCTCCAGCAGCGGACCACACTGATTTACAGGGTCGGCCATGGGCTTGTGTATGCCTGGAGCATACTGGTTGAACTCATGTTTGACGACAATGTCATACTGTCGGTGAGTTGACACTTTTAAGTGTCCAAAGAGCGAACCCACGGCGCGGTCGAACTCAGGAAGAGAGTGCGAAACTGCCACGGGGCGTGATGGTGTTGCGGGAGCAAAGGCCCCCGCCGACTCGCGGCGAACACGGTTCTGGTAGTGTTCGGGTCGGCGGGGCATCATTCTTTTCAGTTGGGTAAGTAAGTAAGTTAGTTAAGTTAGTTGTTG